TTTGCCCACGTTGATTTTTACATCTCCGTATTTATTTACTTCAAGTTTGCCCGTTGCAATTGCTTGGTTTAATTTCTCGATGTTGATTGATACGTTTATCCCGTATTGATTTTCCCATCCATTTCCTAAATAAATTGTTTCGTTGTTCATAATTTTTGTTCGTTCACGCTTTCGTGAACATTGGTTCTTTCTTTAAATTTTTGTATAATTACTTTAATTGCTTCTGTGATTACTTTTGGCTTCTGCATAGGGATGTCTTCACCCGTTCTCCAGTCGTTGTAATACGTCAAAATTATGATTGCTTCTTTTTCCGTCATTGCTTCAAGTTTAAAGTGATTGTAATTGGTTCATCAGTTTTGATGTTGTTATCAACTGTCTCTTTTGGTTTGCCGTGTACACGTGTCACCAATGCTTCAAGATTGTACAATGAATTTTTATCGTGTGACTTTACAAGTGATCCCGCAATGATTTGTTCAATGATTGTGTATTGACCAGTTTTGTCCTTATCAATGCCTTCAAGTTCTTGCCTATTCATTGCACACATATTCATATACGTTTGATTGATGTCGTCTTTTGAATACCCCAATTCTTTTAACTGGGTTACTATCTTTTTAGGTCTACCGGTAGGGTTTCTAACTTCGCCTTTTTGTATTGGTTTTAAATTCTCGTTATTCATCGTGTTTCTTTTTTATCTCATTTTTTTTTAAATAAAAGTGACCAGGTTGTAGGCACTTCAATTTTGCTTAATAATTCGTAGTTGTGCAGTTCAAAAAATGCAATCCATTCTGCTTCTTGTTTGATGTTGATATGCCCCCATTCAGCATCAAAATTTGTTGTGTGTGGTGTACTGCTAAAATGAAAGTACTTGCATTCTATGTTGTAAAGCATTTGTTGTAGTTTGTAATCGTTTATGTGTTCCATAACTTCAATACACGCAACTAAATCTGCTTTGATTTTTGTTTCTGTGATGTCGCATTGAAAGTATTTGTGTGCTACGTTGTGTTGACGTGCGTAATCAAAGTGATATTTGTTTAAGTCGTAGTACTTGACTTGCTTGTCTAATTCTTTCATCGCCAGTGAATATGAACCTACTCCACCACCTACATCAGCAAAAGTCTTAAATTCTACAAGTTCTGCTATTTGCTTTGCAGTTGCACGAAACATATTAACAAAACCTTCATTGTCCAAACGTATTTGATTTGCCATTTCGTAATCAAAGCACTTCTTGTCATCCCATAACCCACCGAAACTATTTTCCATTTTTTTCCATAAATTTTAAATGTTGTTGAATAAGCATTTCTTTGTATTGTTTTTTATCCCCATAAAAAATGTGGTGACCTCTGCATAGTGCCATTAGGTTTTCTATTACATCACGTTCGTTTGAACCACCCATTCCCCTTGCTTCGATATGGTGTAAATCCACACTTTGACATCCACAAATTTCACACGGCATCCAGTCACTTAAATCGTAACCAAAATACTGCATATAAATCTTTGTGTGTTTTTGCATTACTTCTTCTTTCTTATCGGTGTAATCTTTTGTTCGTCATCAGCTAACTGTGCCAACTCCAATGCCTTTTGTTGCACATCGTCAATTGTTGGAATCTGTTGCTCTTTCATTGCATTTGCACGAATGATTATAGATGTAAAGTGTTCTATAAAACAAGTACTGCAATTTGGCATATGGCTTCCCATTACTTCGTGGTAAATGGTTTTTACCTTTAATGTTTCTTCAGGTGTTAATCTAAACACTTGGGTTTTTCTAAATGTGTGTAGATGGTGTTCTACACTTAAAATGTAATCTATTTGTTCGTTTGTCATAATTTTTGTATTTCTTCTTTTACTTCATCCCAATATTTCATTCTTTTATATGCCCAATCAATTGATACTTCATCTTCAAATCCATAAGGTAAACCCCATGCTAATAATTCTGCAATAATTTCATCTACTGCAAATATTGCACATTGTTTGATCTTTGTTTTGCTTTCTAAATATGTTAGTGTTGCGTCAAAATTATCAACTAATTCAAATGCTTTATCCTTTGCCGTCATAGTTTCCATATTATTGATGCAACCACATAGCAAATGGCTGCTGGTATAATTGCGGATAAATTGTATTGTGAGTAAAAGTATGCTATGCCTAACCACCAACTTAAACAACTCTCACACGTCAATGGTTTGCGTTTAAGCAACTTTGGTAGGTTTGGTGTCACTACACTTGAAAATATAAATCCAAGTGATGAGATGCCCAAAATTTCAATTATTATATTCATTGTTTATTTGTTCTTTAATTTGTTTGATGACCCTTAACACTTCACGGAGTGAGATTTTAGTTTGCCTATGGATACTTCGTGCTGAATTACCATTTGACCATTGAGTAAAGATTTCTCTTTCATACCATTGGTTTTTGCTTACTACATTTTCAATTGTGGTTAACTGGTTCTCTTTTGTTATTTTGTCTTCTAAACTATCTACTTCTACTAAATCTAAACTATGTACATCATACTCTCCAATAGTCGCAAATAACTTGTTAAATGCTTGTCTTGGGCTTTTGGTTTGATTGAACATAACTTTTACGCAAAAATATTTTAAATATCCGTTTTTGTTTAAATCTATAAGTTTATAATCAGGCATCTCGCATAAAATTAAAAGTAGATGTTGCTGCAAATCTTCGTGGTGTAATGGGCAGATGTTTTTTGCTGCTTGTTTTAACCAGTCACTTGATGCAACTTCTATAAGAATCTTATCTTTGATACACAAAACTATAAAACTTTTTTCAAATTAAAAAATATCCATCCTTTTTTTTCGTATTTCTTTCGATAGTATTCAACTTCTTCAAGTGTATGTAAACACCAGGTTACACTTTCTTTTCCTTTATTCAGTACTAATTGATAGGATTCTTTTACATTGTGCATAATAGTTTGATTCAATTTTATAATTGCAATCCAAAAAGTTCTGATAAGTATTTATAGAATGAATGACCGTGCTATGGTCTTTGGTTAAAAACTTTGCAATACTGGTCAAAGTAAAATCATAATGCACATTGGCAATGTAACAGAATAATTGTCGTGCCGTGCTGATAGGTCTTTTTCTATTTTGCGCTAAAATATCATGAGGGATAACATCAGTTGAACTACACACCGCTTCCAGAATAGTTACCAAATTCAACTCTGATTTTTCTTTCTGTATTGGTTTAGTGAGTAAATGTTTTAACCTCGTTATTTCTTTTTCATATTTTGCAATAGTTGTAGTATGCTTTTTTAATAGATTCGTGTGCTTTTTACGATACGTTAAGTATCTTTCAAAGTAATCTCTTTCTTCGGTGTTCATAGTAGTTTTAATTGTTTTTTATAATCGTCAAATCGTTTGCAACTCATATCAAAATAATCTTTGTCAAGTTCACAAGAGTAAAAATCAAATCCTTCAATATCTGCTGCAATACGTGAACTTCCTGAACCTAAATGGGTATCTAAAATTTTATCGTTTTGCTTTGCATAATTTTGTAATAACCATCTGTATAATGCTACTGGTTTTTGTGTAGGGTGGATTCTATTTTCTTTGTTTTTCATATCTTGTTGAAGCATTCCGTTCCATCTAAAAACAAATTTTCTAACTGCAGATTTAAATGAGGTATAAGCCAATTCGCAATCCGCAAAATCACCAGTGTTATCTTTATCCCATACAATCCAACAACTACTATTTGAACGTGGTATATTTTCAATAAAATGATTTGCTCCCCAAATAATTTGATTTTGTGAAATTCGTTTTAATTCAATAAAATATGAATAAGATGCAGGTTCATTGTCAAATCCACTAAAAGATTTATAATTTTTTGCCATTGCTAATTTGCCTCTTGTATGATTTTTACTTCCGTTTTCACCTATTCCATAAGGCGGGTCAACTATTGCCAACTCAAAATAGTTATCAGAAAACTGCTGCATATATTCCATACAATCCATATTTTTAATTTCGCTTATCATATTCTTTCTGTATATTTTGTGTACTTTCCTTCAAAGGTAACTGGTATTGTTACTGTGCTGCCGTGTCTGTTTTTTGAGATAATTAGTTCTGCATCACTCTCAATATCCATTTGTTCTTGTTCGTAGTATTGTGGTCTAAAAGGAAACATTACAACATCTGCATCTTGTTCTATTGAACCACTTTCACGCAAGTCGGATAACATCGGTCTTTTATCTGCACGTTGTTCACTATTCCTATTTAACTGAGCCAAACAAATAACTGTGATCCCTAATTCTTTTGCAATTATTTTTAAGTTACGTGAAATTTCTGCTATCTCTTGTTCACGATTTGCTTTCGTTCCTTTGACTAATTGCAAATAATCTAAAATTAAAATGTTTAACCCGTGCTTTGCTTTGTGTAGTTGTGCTTTTGCACGTATATCGTTTATGCTACTCTTTGCATCATCATCTACGTAAAAATCAGTAGTAAGTTGATACAAGCTATTTGCAATATGTTCGTGTTCATTAACCTTCAAATTGCCACTACGAATTTTAAAGTTTTCAATATTTGCAAAATAACTAATATAACGCTTTGCAAGTTCTTCGCTACTCATTTCAAGTGACATAAATAAAACTTTTGCCACTTGTGATGCGCCAATAGTTAACGACAATGCAATTGCAGTTTTGCCTGAACCTGGTCTACCAGCAATGATAATTAAATTTCCTTTATTCCAACCACCAATGTACTTGTCCAACATTTGCCAACCCGTAGTAAGTCCCATCAACTTATTACCACGTTTCATTTGTTCTTCTAAATCGTCAATTACCTTACCAGTTACTTTTGACATTGGCAATGGTTCTTTTTCTAAACTTATTTGTGCTTCGGTAGTTATTAAACTCAAATCTTTTAGAATTAAATCTAATTCTTTGTGAACGTCTAAATTTGCTATCTGTTGCACTAACTTATTTTTCTTGTACATTATATCCAATTCAAATAGATAATGCTTTAAATCGGTGCTATGTGCGTAAGAATTGGTAAACTGAGACAGTTCAAATGCTTTCCCTTTAAATTTACGTGATAAATTCAGTAAGTCAATTGGTTGATTGTTTAAATAACATAACTGCATAAATGCAATTATTTCTGCATTCCACCCATCAAACCATTTGTGATTTATTTTAGGTAAAAATACGTGTGTATTTTTATCCATTAAAAACGTTCCGATAATATAATGTTCTCTATTCATCTTGTAGGGTTGCTAATTTAGGTCTATTTGGTGTAACTTGTGTTTGTTGATTGTAATCTTTTGACATCCAATTTTTTACTGATGCTTTCCATTCTTTCATTTTGTTTCTACCAATCATCCACCCATTGCTTTCGTAGTAATTGTAAAAGTGTTCAGCATTAAAGTTTGGAAATTCTTTTTTAATATCTTCAATTGTGGGTTTAATAAATCTTTTTATTTTACTTTCCTTTACTTTACTTTCCTTTATAGCATTGCCTTCGGATTGCGTTGGCAATGCGTTCGCATCT